TCCATCAACTTTACATATACCATGAAAATCTTTAAATTTTATTTTTTGCTTTTCTCTAATCTTTTTTTGTTTTATCACATTACATTTTTTACAAGTTAAATAATCACTTTTTCTATCTTTCCTTTTTACTATTTGAATTTCTTCTTTATTTAATTTTCCATGAATCAAACAATTTTTTTCTATTATCATGTTACTGTTATAACCTTAAAAGTAGGAACACCTCCTACCAGTATACATGTTAAAAGTTGATTTGTATCTGAATTATATATAATGGTACCAGGAGCGCATGTGAATTCACCTTGCGTATTTGTGCCATCTTGTATAATAGTAATATTGGCACTGTCTTGTGAAGGCGGTACTAAACCTTCATCACTTGTCACAGATTGCAAAGCCTGTATTAAATTTTGCCTGAATTGATATTCTGGTGCACTAGGGTAACCATCAGATTCAACCAAAGGACTTACAGGCAAATCAGGTATATTCATTTACTCATCCTAATTTTTCGATTATTATTAATTTGCCATGCGTTCTTATCCTGTCTCCATACTAATTTAAGATACTTCCATCGCATGGCATTATCTATAACATTCCACATAACCATCAAATACAACATATCTGCTAAATCCAACAAATTGTAATCGCGGTGTAAAATCATTAGCTCGTCCCAAACGTTGAAATATAAAACGCGAACGTCTTTTTCCGGTTGGATTCATATTAAGTGATACATTATTACCATAAGTTTCACCGCCATCACGTGAGACACCTAAAAATACAACCATGTTTGCTTGTTCGGGTGTTTCAATATCATCGCTGGAATCTTCAGTAATCATAAGGCTTAGACCATCTTCAGTAACCATATTATCGTTCGTTGATTCGGAAACCATGTAATCAGCTTGGTCTAAATGAACGATATTATTAGGTTGACCTTGCTCTATGGTAAATCCAAGACTTTTAAATATACGTGGCAATTGGTCAGCAAATCTTATTGGTGAACAAATGCGCACACGCGGAATTTCTTCTATTGTATTTTGATAAGCATAATTTGTATATTGTGTACCAAATGCGTAAAGATTGGCATCATTATAACTTACGAAATAATAAATATTATTGAAATACACAATCTTACGTGCAGGATGATAATTCATATTTTCATCGGTAATGGTAAAAAATGTTTGATTATTTAAATCAAGAGCAAGTGTAATATTATCGGTTTTAAATGTGACTTGATAAAATAAATGACCATCAAGTTTGACTAAAAATCCGCTGCAATCTTGAGGTGCTGTTAAAGTGCTGAATAAATAATCAATACCGTCTGTTGAGACTTCTTTAATATCGCCGCCAGTTGTATACATAATGACTGGACCTGCTTCTTCACTAATACCAATCCAGACAATATAATTTGCTTGATAAGCAATTGAAGCTGGATTAATGCATCCATAATCAAGACTAAATGAATTATTGCGTGACCATGGGAATATAGATTGCCCCGTAAACGTCCACTGTTCGCCCACAGTATGTCCAAATACAAAAGTCATGTTACCCCTACCTGGCATTGGAACAACGGCTTGTACAGTATCAGGCTTTGTTTGTAAGAGACCTATATAGGCTGCTTCTTCTGGAAATGATAAACCATTATTAGGCATTGAAAGACGCCATTCATTAGTATCAACCGAAGCACAAATAAAATAAGTATTTTGAAATGATAAAAAGCCTGGAACAAAATCAATCGAAACAATTTGAAACACAGTAGTATTAATATTGTAATTATAGATATGCACGCCATCAGAGATTTCTATTTCAGCATTATTATTCTCTGCGATATAAACTTCGCCAGTACTTGTTGCTAAAGTTCCTATGCGCGTTGGCACTAAATTATGGTCGTAACTGACAACCGCATTTCCTACTACAGCAATTTGTATATTATAAACAGTTGAGACATGATTTGTACGCCCTTTGGCTGCCGGATTATTAGTGACCGTTCGCATGTATTGGAAGCCAGCATAATCTACAAGCGCGCCATCGGAAACCATCATGTTATAGGTTTGTGCCTGACTTATTTTAGGATAACGGCCGTACGTATTCCCGCCTACTATATCTAAAGGAACTTGAATAATGCCTTGTTGACTTCGCGGTGCAAAAGGTTCCGCTTGTTGTACTTGTAAATTGGGCATATGTAGAAATCCTTTTCTAAACAGCTCCTTTGAACTTTTTTCTAAAATCCGCTAAATCCGCTTTAAATCCGGATTTTCAAATTATTTTCTATTTGCCTCTAAAATAGGCAATCCTGCTTCTGTTGGTATATAAATTATTCTATCTTTAGTATGTTGCAACGAATCTATCCAAAGATAACGTAGATAATCTTCATTTCCTTTTAAACTGTCGCCGATTATTTTATTTGCTTCTGCAACACCTTTGGCGCGTTCAATTTCTGCTTCAGCCAGCATTTTTGCTGAATCTTTTTTGGCTTCAGCTTCTCTCACTATTATTTTTCTGTTCCATTCTGCTTCTTTTAATTGCGCCTCTCCTCGCAAAGCTGATGCCCATAAATTATATTTTGCATATAAAATTGATAAACCGAATATACCTCCAACTATTCCACATAAAACCAATGCCACTAATAAAATGCCTAATAATATATCTTTTGCATCATTCATATTTAATTCCAGGTTAAATCGTCCTTGATTGATTTATTTATATTGTCCAGCCTTTAAAATCTACCAGATAATGTGCTGCTTCGATTAAAAGCTCTGGTGAATCTTTTGCCTTACCCAGCATCGTATTACAATCATGGCACAATAAAGCGCGGACGTCATTTGTATCATGGTCATGGTCAATACATAATCTTGTTATCGTTTTACCATCACGCGCCATTCTTGTTTCTGGTTGTTTACAAATTGCACATTTATATTGTTGCTCTTCCATCATTTTGTCGTAGAAATCTTTCGTTAAATTTCTAGCGCGTAATGAAGTACTTAAACTAATTTGATCTCTTTTTTTGTTATAATAATCATTTTCCCATTTTCTATATTTTTCAGGATTATTTTTTCTATCTTCTCTAACTTGGACATTAATTTTTTCCCTGTTTGCTTTTTTCCAATCAGCAGCATATTGAATATTTTTTTCTTTATTTTTTATATAAGATTTAATCCTTGTTTTATGAACACATTCTTTACATCTAATTCTATAACCTTTTATTGAATGGGGATCGAAGCAAATAATTCCATTCTCATTATTTAATTCACCATGTTTTCTACAAAAACCTTTTAAATCTTCCGGTTTTGTTACATTTATATTATTTTTTTTATAATTTTTTGTTCTTTCTTCAAAACATATCTTACATTTCAATCTGTAGCCTATTTCGGTTGTTTTTGATGCATATTTAAATCCAGTAATCCCTTCAATTAATTCTCCATGTTTTCTACATTTACCTTTTATCATTTATAACCTCATTATTATGTTAAAATCAAAATCATTATAACATAATTTCGATTGGTTGCAAATACAAATTCAGAAGGGATACCATCCGGAACTTAAATTCACCCATTGCCAATCAAATGTACTATTTGTAGTGAAAAAGCTTCTTTTGGTTATAGATAAATCAGCAGGGCTCACTGACTTAAGCTTTTTAACAATCTGTTTTAACTTCATCTCACACATATCTGGGAATGTCTGGCCGTACTCACAACAAACATACTGAGCAAGTGCAAAACGTAAATATTCGATATAAAACAAATCATACGTAAGGGATAAATCTTGTTCTAAAGTCACATCACTTAAGGCAAATTTACCCCAAATTTTAATGGTATATGCCTGGTTAGGGACAAAATAGAGAAATAAATTACAGCCGCCCAAAACACGCTCATATCGGTAACTAAATGGCAAAGCCTGCAAGTTATCAATTCTTGGGGTGCTAAAATATTCTTTACGAGTAAGGTCACTCATAGAAAAACGTACATCACCAATATTAAATGTAGTCGTATCTGCTTCAGCTAAATTGGGGATAAAATATTGTTCAGTACCTTGAACTGTATTAAAAGTATAAAAACTATAATAAGGAATCAATTGCAAATCACTAAACTTTACGTCTAAAAGCGCATTTAATAGATACAAACCGTCATCCATCTCAGAACCTGATAAAGTCTGCAAATCACGTGCTAAAACCTGAGAAAGGAAATAGGCTCGCGTGATTAATTCACTAGCAGGATAAGCCATATCTCCCTCCTTGGTTTAAATTAGACAAACCATTGATAGCCAGCTACATCAATAGCCACTGAATCAGAGCTATTAGTTTGTTCGTAATTAATTACTGGTGAAATCACACTAGTTATAGATACAGGCTGTGCCAATATAGTTGATATAGTAGTCACATGAACTGTGGCAACTTGACATGTAATAATCGCTTGAGCACCTGTTGCATTACCTGCTTGCAAACTTAATGTGTTTCCTGCTGTAGCACCTACATAACTTGTATAAAGTTGTACAGGCGTGTTAGCCACATTAGGTACTAAAGTAATTAAATTCACATTAGTGTATGAAGTTGCATGTCCAGCAGTAACAGCTGTTGCTTGAAATGTATCGTATGTAAATGTACGCATTGCAGTATTTCCGGCACTCCAATAGCCTTTTAAAAAGTTTTTACTGGAATCAGTAGTCACATAACCTATTAATAAAAACGCGCTATAACCAAATGGCATTAAAGGCGTTGTATAATTTAAAGAAATCATCGCCCCTGTAGTTTGTAATGTGACTGGATCCCACACTAAATAAACTGCATATACTTTACTTGCTGCAATAGCACCTGTGTCTAAACCGTTTAAACCATTTACAGCGGAATTAATCACTATGGTTGCATTATTGCTTAATTGATAACTGCCGGTAGAATCAAGACAACTTCCAGGTCCAATGTCCAGTAAAGTATTAGGTGTTGTTGCATCATTAAAAATACCAAAACCATTAATATAATAAGGTTGGTATTGACCGTATTGGATGTAATTTTGAGTATCGTATGTTTCTGACATGATATTTATTCCTTTAAAAAAGCGCCCTTTCGAGCGCGATTATTGAAACAATTTATTTAAAGCGGGAAAATTAAGCGCATTGAATCCTCACTCACCAGTGTGGACCCCCATACGCAGTCCCTGACGTAACTGCGATTATCTTTACCGAATTGAACACCCCAGTAATGTCTTAATGCCGCACCTGATTCTTTATCTTTGAAATAAACAGTTTCGAAAGGTGACTGATTAGGTAATCTTGGCATTGCTAAATAGAAACTATTACCTGCATCCATCCATCCGGCTTGGTGAGTAGGCAACCCAGTAAATTGCATACCGGCTTGAATTGTATTATTGATGTTTTGGTTTTCATTTTGTGCCCATACAAGTCCAATGGAGTTGTTTACTGTTTGAATTTGTATTGTTGCAACACCTGCTACAGTTGAAGCATTTGCAATGGCTCTAAATTGCACTGGTAGTCTGGTTGGGATATGTCCTATCCATGTTAAGAATCTAAGATTAGGAAATCCTGAAACACCATCATTAAATTCAAACAAATCACCAGCTAATACGGCATTTGCGGCTGTTGAACCAGTAGGTTCAGATGCTGTGATAGTCACTACGTTATTGCCTGTTGGGTCACCCACAGATACGACAGTCCATACATTATTAGGTGCTGCCGCATTTTGCACAAATCCTGAAACATGAATTGGCAATAAGTTTGATACACCCCATTTCACATTAAGACCTGCATAGGACCCTAATTCCCAAGCTTTTGCTATTTCATTGTTCCGTTCGGTTGCAAATTGATTTAAACCAGTACCTACAATTGCTGGCACTAAATCAATTGGTATAACACCACGTTTCATGTGGTCTGAAGCACCGTAAGCTGTAAAATTTGCCCAAGCTTGTGCTAATTGTTGATAGGAATTAATGGGCGTTACACCATCCCCATAGAATCTAAAAGGCCCGCTATTAATTTGCGCTGATTGATATTCAGGACTATTTGGATTATTTCCCACTACGCCAGATACAATATTTTTAAGGATATCTTGTTCAATACCTGCTCCAATTTCCTTTGCAGCCGAAATCCCGAATCTGTCCATGTATTGTTCAACATTAAATATGAATTGCTCATCAGTGTAGGCAGCGCTTACGTTTTTAGCCTGTGAACAAATTAATGATTGTAATCGTTGAACAGAAGGTTGTTCAGTAATCATTAAACCATCATAGGAAATATAACGAGGTGTTACGTCAAATGTGATGACGTCGCCTAAGTTTCCAGGGCGATCGTTGAATTCTTCAAGTGATTTATTAGCGTTTGAAATACCCCAGTATTCGTTGTCTAACCATGCGAGCTCAGATTTAATATAGAGTTGCACGTTCTGTAATATGTTGACCGGTGTTGTTGCCATAACAATTCCTCTCCATGTGAATTAAAATGGAAATGGCAAACATGTATGTCAGATATTTATTTGAATTTTTTAACTAAAAGTCGTCTTAAATCTTCTTGCGACATATCATGTTGCGATTTCTCTGCATTACCTGATGTTGTCGAGGATTTAATTTGTGACATGGGATCGCGAGCTTGTGCTTCTTCAGCTTTAGCGCTCTGATTTGTTTTAATTGAATCACTAAGCGATTTCATAGCTTTTTGTGCTTGGTAAGGTTGTGAATAAGACATATTTAAAAGAGTCTCCATCTTATGTGGATTATCTAAGACTTCTTTCATCATATCGCCAGTATTCTCAAACTGATTCGCCATAGCAATAAAAGCAAGCATTCTTGGATCGTTGTAATTCAATTGATTCAATTCAGTTTCTAAACCAGGATACTGCTGCTCTGCTGCTTGCATTTTAGACGCAAATGTATTAACCATTTGGTCTTGTTGTAGCTTTTGTACGTGTTGTTGTAATGCTTGAGGGGCACGTTCAGAAATCATTCGCTCAATATCAGCCTCACTTAATTGTTTCATTCCACCTAAACTTGCATTTTGTGCTGGTTGTTGTGGAATTTGCTGTTGTTCTGCTGGTATTTGTTGCTGTTGCTCTAATTCCATTAGCGCCTCTCTTTTGCCACGTTCAAATGCTTTTTGTTTTTCACGTTCGACTACTTTTTTTACAACATCGCTCGTAAAAGTTTTCTTCGGTTGGCTTTCCACCGCTTCATTAGCATCTGCAATAGGCTCAATCTCCTGAATCACATTCTCTAATTCTTCTGTCATAAATCCTCTTTATCGACTGATTAGCGGTGTCACCGTGATATACATAATCCGTTACGTATCGTGTAAAGATTCGCCCAGGTTCGCGTGTGGGGACGTAAGTTAATACATTAATAGTACTTAATTTTTAATTTTAATACAATAGTTATAATAATTGCGTACAGACATGGCCCATTGGGTACTCTTTACTATTCCAATTTAAACCACAAGTATTACATTTAAATTGTATATGAACATCGTATAATTTTGCTTTATTTTCCATTATTGCAATACTTTCTTTGTATGCTTTTTCAATTAAACGATCGAGAATTAATCTTTTTATGGATTGGATTTCACTTAATAAGAAATCCATTCGTTCATTCAATTTTTTAATTTCATATTTGCGATCTAAATCTGATTGCTTTATAAAATTAATAATTTCATTACGTATAGATTCTCTAATTTTCGTCAATTCATTTTTGTCGATCATTTAATAGCACTTTTTTTAACCATTTTACGAATTAATGCTTCATCTTCTTTTTTATCTTGATGTTCTACTTTTTTTTTGCGTGATGATGCATCATCTTTTCATGATGTTTCAATTCTTTCATGTGATGTTTATGCATTTCTTTATGATGTTTATGCATTTCATGGTGTGCTTTATGCTTATGATGCTCTTTATGTTCTGCATGATGTTCTTTATGATGTGCCATTTCAATAATCTCCATTTATTGTTATTTAAATTCCCTTTTTAGGCTTGTACTGATTCTTATCACGCTTTTCTTTTGACCTTTCATTTTTTTGTTTTTCTAGATTGCCTTCATGGTTATCATATTGTTTTGGCTTTTTAGGCTTGTCATTAATGTGTTGATAGGTCATTTGGATTTTCCTTTTTTAGTTTTATTATCCGTTTTAGATTCTGAAAATTTCACCAAATACTTATTAATTTCTACCAAAAAATTATGCATGATGTCGTGTTGTTCTTCAAGGTTTCTGATTTTTCCAGCTAAAGATTGATTTTCTTTTCTGTATTCATTAAGTTTATCGTTAAATTCAATAACAACTTTGTTATAAATTTGAATATGTCTTTCAATTTCTAACGATCGCTTTAATTTTCTTCTAGCAATTATTTTTTTAATCCAATTCATTTTTTCTTCTTTTTCTTTGGAATTTTAGCGCCTGATTTGCGCGCCATATTAAGACTTGCTGCAATACTTACATCTTTTGGATGTCCTGCGGCTTCCATCTCAGCTATATTTTCACCTATGACTTTGCGGCTTTTGCCTTTTTTAAGTGGCATTTTTGCTCCTTACTTTATATATTCACCTTTACCACATTCAAATTGCTTCGACTTTTCTAAGTTAATTTCTAATCTAAATTGCTGTACTTTATCCTCTTCTTTTAAGGAATCATACATTGACTGATATAATATACTCATAATGTCTAGACTAATTGCTTTTCCGAATCTTTCCATAAATAAATCAAATGTTTCTAAAGATTCTTGATTAACTCCAAATCCAAAATGATGTCTTAAGATTCTATAAATATCAAATTTCATTGTTTTGCCTTTTAAATATTTGTTTTTTCCACACTAATTTCGATTTTATATTGCTGGAATTTTTTATCATTATCAATATCAGCTTGAAAGGCATCAAAGAAAAAATCTAGTAATATGGTATTAATATGCATTCCAAATCTTTCATTAAACAAACCAAAATTGGCAAGCCAGTCTTTTTCAATATTAAAATTATTGTACAAATTTGCTATTTTTTTGGTTTCGGTCGTCATTTAATATTCTGCCTATTGTTATATTTTTGGGCGCTCTAATTTCAGGATTTGCAAATGTCCAGCACTCACCAGTTTCTTGCATGAAGCAGACCCAATAGAGATTGTCTTCAATCGAATAGTCTATTAAAAAGTGCGCGAGTCCCTCACCTTTTGGAGTGTTTAGAAATATCGGGGGATTAAGTTGTAAAATCATATTATGAGCTCTAATCTCTTGCACCATGATGACGCGGTAATTTTTTTAATGTTTCAGCTAGTCTCGCCATATGGCCAAGATGTCCCTTTGCATGTTCGGCTTTTTTAAGTTTCTTTTCAGGAATATGATGTCCTTCTTTAACGTGCAAAGCTTTTCTTAGAGCGCCTTTATGCTCATCAATACCTGTTTTTTGAATCCATTTTTCTTTTTCAGCCATGATTGCTCCTTAATTATCCTTTTCCTCTATTTGTTTCCTTATATTATCAATTTCATCTTGTAACATTGCTCGAACTTTTTTAATCGTTGCATTAGGCATTGTGTTCATAATTTTTATTATAGCTTCCATAGTTGCGAGATAAACAGCGAGTTCTTCGCGCTTCATGCCTTTCATTTTCATCCTTTATATTCTTAATTTCTTCACAAAATTGAATAAACTCATCTATTTTTTCTTCTATTAAATCATTAAGTAATTTTATTAACTGTCTCATCGTAATTTCTGGACGTTCTAAAATATAATTTCTTATTGCTATGTAACTTATCATTTCACCTTTATTACATTCTCTTATATTTTCCAAATCTCTTAAATCCATTTCACTCAACTCCATATTTTCATATCCATCGTGTTGGTTTCCCATATCGTGATTCAAGGCTGCGTGTATACAAATTCTTCATTAATTTTGTCCTATCTTGATTGCTTATCCCATCTGTGATTTTAAATAGTGCTTCATGGATTGTATGGCGGTTATGGCCGATTGCTTCCAAGCGTTCAATACCACCTTTTTCGTCTAAATCTCTTGGGGTTATTTTATATTTAGTCATTTTTAATTCCTTTTTTTCTAAATTTAAAATCCTTTTATTTAAATCATTTATTTGAATTTGATGAAGTATATTTGTCAAAGCTAAAAATATTATCGAAATAGCTGTAAATATTTTATTGTAATTTGATAATTCATTCATTTTTAATTTCATGTTCCTGATTTATTTTATGATGTAATTCCACAGATTTTCTAATTGATTCATGTTCGTCCATCCGCTTTTGATGCTCAATATGTGCCAACTTTGATGCAGCATCAAGACTATGAGCAACAATCTCCGCTTGTGCTTTCTCACGTTGCACTGCTGCATTGACTTCTTCTTGCGCTGCTTCATGCTGGACAAGAATCGCCTCATTTTGTACTTTCTCCTGCTCAAGAGCAAGCTCTGCGACCTTAATTTCACGCTCAAACTGTTGTTGCTCGGCTTTCAATTGCAGTTCCTGACCTTCAATCTGTACTTTTTGCACATCTGCTTGTGCTTTAATATAGCGTGGGTCTTGTTGCATCATTTGTTGTTGCATTTGCATCATTTGCTGTTGTTTTTGTTTTTCTGCTTCAATCCATTGTGCGGCTGCGTCTTTAAGTCTATCTGCACCATATACTACGAGATTTGATAGCAATATTGGTAATCCTTGCTCGCTGTTCATAAACTCAGCAAACTTTGGTGAGGCTTGCATAAGCCCTACAATTTGCGCCATTGCCTTGTCTTTTTGTACTTGAAAATTAACGCCAGCATTAATTTGTACATTAATTGCATTTTGTTCATAATTGATAGCAGGTTTACCTGGGATATTAATATCTTGTGATACTCTATCCCCTGCTTTATTGACTATAGGTATTGAACGTTTGCCTAACAAATATTTAGGCATTAAATCAACGTGTATACGTGCCATTTGTTCAAGTCCTGCAAGATAGCCTACTGTATAAGGCATGCCTGCTGCATTATCAGCATTACTTGCCTCGATTATTGCTTTGCCCGAAATATAGTCATGCGCATTTTCAGGATTGGATGCACCTGAGCCTAAAATTGCTTGGATAAATTGTATGCTTTGATTAAATGTGCCCATGACTTCTGGTGGTAAAGGCGGATATTGCACTTCGCGAATTGGGTCTGGGATTGCTTGCTCTGGATTGTTTTCATTGAATGCTCTGACAACGATTGTATTTGCGCGTTGTGGTTGTGTAATCGCTTCTATGTAATCTTGTTGTTGTGGGATAGCTTCTTCTTTAACTATAAATTTTGAGGAGGAAAGATTATCAACACTATTGGTAATTGCTATCCCCATAAAATTCATCATATCTTGAGCACCTTTAGCATGGAAGTAATAAGGCTTTGTGAATTGATAGCTTGTATTTGTATGACCCTTGCATAATATGTCTGAATTACCATCAAAAAAAACATGAGGGAGATAACAGTAGTCAGTCTCGGTCTTTTCAAGGATTTGGTCTCTAATAAATTTATAGTTGTATATGACATCAATTACTGTATACCGTGAATTAATAATCTCCGGTATTTGTTCAATGATTTGATTGTCTTCCCAATATTTTTTCATTTTTTCATAATGCTTTATAGGCATTACTTTGCCATCAGCAAGCTTTACAATTTTGATGCGCTTTTTCTTTTTTTCGTAAAAATCACAAACTAGAATCACTATATTGTCATACATATCCTTATATGACCATTGATAGGACTCTATATAAGTACTATCTGCTTCTGTACTTAGACTAATGGCTGGAAATTGAATATGTAAATCTTCGGCAATCACAGGATACATTTCGAAACTATAAGAACCATCCCCTTTATGTGGAGCGCGAGCAAGAGGATCGAATCCCACCATGGTTGCATCAAAACATTTTTCCCAAATTATATCCTGATTAAACGCCAGGCTATTTTGAAAATCCGTGCGCACTTTGGCAGCGGAAAATCCACCGCCTAGCATATCTTTGTAGATTTCGGTACCAAATTGATTTCGATTTGCATCATAGATTTTGTGGCGAATATTGCCTTCTACTGTTTCTAAAACTTCTTGCGGAACTGGGAAACCTTCACATGGAGATATGGCAATAGATGGTTCATGCATTACAAATTCTCCGAGCTTTCTTGCAACACTTGCAGCGCCTAGATTAAATTCAAGTTGGGGTCTATTAAGTGAAGTTAACATTCCTTTTTGTTGCTCAGTGAGCGTTTCGCGAAATGTATAATTTTTAAAATCACGAAAGCGTTGGCAATTGTCTTTGAAATAAACATAAGAAGTTTCAACCGATTTGCATAACCGTGTTAAAATATCAGATTCTTCTTCGCGTATTGTCATTGTTAAATCCTTTTAACGGCGACAGCGTTTTTATTCGTGATTTATTCTTTTTTATTTATCCATTTAATTGTTCTTTTAATTCTTTAATGGCTGTTCTTATCTGGTTTTCTGTTGCTTCTTCAATGAGCCATATAAGCTTACGTAATTCTCGCAATATGTGAGCTTCTGATGCAGATTTTGGTTCAAGCCATATTGTTTCATCATCTGCTTGTAAATCAGTATATTGTCTTAAAAGTTCTAGTTTATTCATTAAAGTCAACCTTTGTACAATTTTTCTCTTGCATTATTAAATTCTCTTTGCTTTTTAGCAATAATACCAGCAATTTGATTATTTTTCTCTACATTGAGATTTAGCGTTTTATCAATCAGCGCAATCTTAATCGCATCTGCAAGAGTGTCCATAATGTCATCATGTCGATGCGAATCATTCGCCGTAATCTTCGTGCAATGCGAAATACATTTGCTTACATGCTGAGCATCGCGCGAAAAACTTATTTTCTTCGCCGCAACATGTTGTTGACATTCTAAGAATCTTTGGGTTTTACTTCCGCTCGCTCGAGTTCTTTCGATATTCCTGATTTGAATTCCTCTGATGTCAGAGAGTATAGATAATAATGTAGCGCCAGTGGATTTTTTCTCAATAGCCGCAAGAAGCGGCGAAACTCTATATCGCATGCAATCGGACCAAAATTCAATGAAGGCATCTCTAAGGTCTTTGGGTTCAATTCTTGACTCGAAGCAGTCAATCCAATGCAATCCATACTCACCCGTATTACGTCCGAAACTTTCAATTTCATATAACCCCCAAAATGAAAATACCGTAAAATCCGCATATTCTTTAGTTGATTCCGCCGTATCTGCTGTTATAAATGTAGCGATTATTTTGGGCTCTTCGTCCAAGATTACAAACCAATCTGCTTTAAACATCGCTCCACCAGCAGGCTGTGGGTCTTGTTGATGTTGTGCCGAAAATACATAGATATCACGCTCTTGTCTTATGCGTAGCATTTCAAGCGGAAAAGCCTCTGGATATAGCGCATTTCCCGAATCGTCGATTGATTTTAATATGATGCGCCGCCATTCATGGCCATCTTCACCGCGTAACAAATAATCGCACAAATCTGCTTCGTGCAATCTTTGGGCAATTAGGATAAATGGGACGTTTATTCCTCTAGCTCTTTGTTGGATAGTATCTCGATAATTTTGAATAACTTTTTCTCGCATTGTGTCAGAGAATACTTCATCCGGTTTGTGCGGGTCATCCAATATGAGTGCGCCACTAAATCGGGTAAGTCCCGGCAATCCTGCATCTCTCCCAGTTATAGCGCCAGTACTTCCAAAGGCCCCACAAGCTCCACCTTGAGTTGTTTGAAAGAAATCTTTTGCTTTTGAATCTGCCCTAAGTTCGACATTAAATAGTTCCTTGTATTCGCGCATCATCATAATGCGTCTAATTGTATCTGTATGTGCTGCCGCTAATGTCTGGGCATAGCTAATGTATAAAAATCGACTATCAGGGTAGCGCGCCATACACCATGCAACCCAAAAGGCAAGCATTGTTGATTTTCCGTGACCTGGTGGGATATTGATTATTGTCCGCAAGGATTCGAGATTTGCGCACTTAACGAGCTCTCTGCAAACGGTAATTATGTGTGATTCGCGTGCTATTGGCTGGCTTATGATAAATTCACGGCCTGTTAATAATGGATAAAATGTGCGGATGAAAGTAAAAAAACTTGAATGTAATTCGGAGATTAATTGGACTTGTTCATTAAGATTCATATCTCGCTTGTATTGATTTTATTTTGCTCATTTAACATGCCGCGAATTTTTGAAAATAATTCATTTTTCTCCGAATCATCTTTATCTTCATTATTTAATTGATAATTCTTATTAAGAATAGCAGCGTGACGAGATTTTGTATTCGCTATTGCTTTTTTCATTGCCACAATACCAGCATTGATTTCGCGTGCACCTGTATCTGGATTTTTATACACGTACTCTTCAAGTTCCTCTATTTCGTCTATTGCACATTCAAAGAGCAAATGAGCTTGTTTTTGTCTAGCTTGTACGTAGTCAGCGAAAAACTCGGGGTAAACATGGCGCCAATTGGTTATGGTTGCTACATCTGGCATTTTTGGATACATCTTTACTAAACGTTGTATACCATGAGGATGAGTGGCAACAATATCACATATATATTGAGCAAGTTCTGTTGTATATTTTGTAGGCCGTCCACCTTTATTCTTTTCTTTCATTTTTAGGCCTTCCGCGCTTATTTGTCAGTTTATTTTCTATAACTTTAGATTCTTTTAAAGCTTCGATTGTTTCAGCATTAGGCTTTTTTTCTTTAATCGTTACATGTCCAATGCCATCACATGCTGGACAATCCATTGTAATGCCGCCCATTTTATTTACTGTCTTTTTACCATTACAACGTGCGCATCGCATAATCATATTAACAATGTCTGTGGATAAACTGCTGAATAAGTTCATTTTATGCAATAAAAATCAACAGGTCAATCACCAGTTTAATTTTTAGCCTTATATGGTCATTTAAAAATCATTCACAAAAATATCGTTTATTTCTTGAAATATATAATACGAATGATATAATACATTCATTACATAAAACGAGGAAATAAAAATGAGCGATGGCTTTCAATATAAAAATCATAATATCTACATTGAAAATCCTTATGTCAGTAAGGATAAAAAACATTATCAAGCTTTTGGCGCATCTATAGATGAGAATGGCATCGAATGGGAATTTAAATTGTTATGGAAAATCAAAGAAGAATTTATCGGCAATGAAGACATAACTTGCGAATCGGATATATGTAATTGGGATGAATTTGAAGTAATTGAACTGGGACAAAAATTATAAATGTGAGAAATAATATGTACAAAATAATCACACATAAAGGCGCAAAATACAAAGTTGAAGGCTGTAATCGCTCAGGCTTTATAGTACATGAAATTAGGTCTAGATTTCCTATCTATCTTGGACGGTCAATAGCTGAGACTGCTTATAAAGCTGTGATTGATGTCATACGCAATTTAACAACTACATATTACTAGGAGTATTAAATGAATATTGAAGAAATAGAACAACTTAAAATAATTTATAACTTATTAAATACCATTAAATGGCCGGAAGATGCAGAAATTTATACTTCAATGTGCGATAAAGTAAATGGTAAATATCCTGGCTCTGAAATGTCGGTATACATATCAAAATTTAATGAAGATAGATCGTGTTATGCAAAAGATAGTTTTGGCTCTTATTTCTCTGTTGTAGCAAAACCTTTTGAAAAAATCATTGCAATATTAAATGAAAAATTATCTGAGCAAATCGAGGAAAAAAATGTCTAAAAATATAGAAAACATATCTCTCTATGACCTAATGGCAGAGGATTTAACAGTATGGATATCACGCAATAAAACATTTGGTTATAACTTAGAAATTGAAGGTGACGATCCAAGCGAGCGTATTTCCCTGCAAGGACTACACGCTTACGCCATGGAATCGTTTAGCGACTTTTGCAGACGATTCTTACATTTTTACGACCAGGTAAAAAATCAGGATTGTGCAATATAATAACGCAATAGGCTGTAACTGGAATTACAGCCCAATCCTACTTCAAAGGATGATTTGCGTAAATATCATAACAAAAAATCTAAATTACAGCAACCTTTGTTGCCACCGTTCCGCGTTTCGAATTCTCAGGCGTAAAAGATACTTTTTCATTTTCGTACAAAGTTTTGTGTCCATCTTTTTGGATTTCACTAAAATGGACAAAATATTCTCTGCCTTCCGAACTGATAAAACCATAGCCTTTTTTATCATTAAACCATTTAACTATTCCGTGTAACATGTTTCTAAGTCCTTTATTTTTTGTTTAGCGACTCTCGCGACTAGGACATTCTTACCCGCAAAGTTTGAAAATATCCTAGTCGACTACCAGAGTGCTTTTACATATTGTATACCTAAGGAGGTGGTAAATGAATAATATGAATCATATTCAACTATAATTCTTCAAATTCCCAATCGCAAGTATTTTTTTCACTGACTGCAAAAAAGTTAATCGATTCTTTTGATTCCGCTTGATTAATAATTTCCACGTTTTTAATCAAAAATCCATTATTAACACGAGCATAATATGTTTCGAAACTCCCACCACTTGATACTGCTATTTTATCCCATTTTACTTCAGACATATAAAACCTCACTTACAATCTACATATAAATTCGCGTTAAACCCGCTAAATTTCATTTAGGTAAAGCGATCTACAACTTAACTATACTATCCTACTGCCTATGATATAAAACTCTACTGAAGCTAAATTTGTGGCTTTTAAGCTTATACCACACTTACTACATAGTCGGGACAACCATTTGCTACCCACACTTTTATATGCACTATTAGGCTCTCCAAAGGCACAAGCCCGGCTAACATATCTTTTTTGTCAGCTTTACTCAAGAGGCGAGTGCTCAATAATTCTGTCTTCACGTAACACATTCGGGCTACTATTTGTAACAAATCTTTGCACTGCTCTACCGATAGCGGTGTTGGTTGGGATAGGTCCATGTTCTGGTAATCCTAGTATTTTACGTATTACTGGCATATTTTCAGCCATTCCCTTTAAGTGGGCATATTGGGGTAAGATGCCTAATTTTGGTGGATAGTCATCATCCTTGTTTTTGTTTTGCAATCCATTCTCCTACCCAGTCATATCCTTTAACTCCTGCGTTAAATTCTTGAAAATCTAATTGTGTAGGTTTATTGGGATCAATATTCACAACATTGTTAGTTGATTGTTTTTTGTATCTATCCAATGGACATTTTCTAAGATGGGTTAAAAATCGTGCTTTATAAACCATTTGGTCTTTCTGAGACCAGTAATCAACGCATTCTTGATATAACTCCTCCAAGGTTATATCCAGTCCTATAAAGCGCTCTTCATAAGCCTGATTGCATTTCGTATCTGCTAGAGATTCTTGTTTAAACCGTTCGGTTTTTTGTTCTTGGATGAAAGTTTCATTTGCCTGGGTTAGTTTTTCGATTTCTTGTTTTTTGTATTGTTCAAAATTAATGCTGCTGCTAGTAGTAGTATTAGTTTCTTTATTTAAGTTCTTTATTTCTGTAGCCGGTGGAGCGGCCACTTCCTGGCCGGTGGAGCGGCCACCCCTAGCCGGTGGAGCGGCCACCTGTATATTTTCAATACAATCATGCTCTACAGACCGCTCTGGCTGTATAAGATAGCGTTTTGTTCCTTTAGTTATGCGCTTCAATTGTCCATGATTTTCGAAAAAATTTAATGCTTCTTTAATTTGTGTGATACCTAATCCTGTACGCGCTTTTATCATTGAATTTGATAAAAAACAGTTATGTCCTTTGTTCCAAAACTGAAATATAGTTTCATAAACTTTAAGAAATCCTAGGGTTAATCCTGATAAATTTAAGATATAAAAAGGAACCACAAAAAAAGTAGGTGTAAAAGAATTGTTATTTTGATCGTGCGTGTTATAATTGTTTTGCATTTTATTCCTCATATGAATAATTTGTTGTTGGAGATGTTTGTCATACTTCACCAAAACAAACTCTCAGTGATATAAGAATGATTTTTAATCTTGGCGGATCGGAATCATTCGACTTTGTAGTTCCCAGGTGGGAACATGATGTGCCCACCTATATATTTAAATAGCAATCCCAATGATGATATCATTTTATATTTATTTAAAATATAATCTTCATCAACATTAAATTTTTCTATGATTTTATCAGTTACATGTCTTATGTTATGATAGTCAGTTTGTGCTATCATTTGTACAAAAACATAAAATCCCAAATCTTCAAAATTGTTAAACAACTGAATATCTTTATTTTCTAATAATGTCATTGGTAATGTTTCTTTTGAAAAATTCATTTTAATTTTCCTATAAGTATTTCTACATCAACGATCAATTTATCATTAATAGAGGTTCGGCCGGGATCCTGACGAAAAGGACCGTTTCCTGTTTATTTTTAATTCAGTTTAAATTCTACTCTCAATTTTTCTCTATCTCCTGTCAAAGGGAATAAGCCAAATCCATTAATTGCACATCATTGATTAGTTGATCGTTTATATAGCGATGAATACAATTTGCTGCATATATTGCTTTGATTATTTGATCTTTATCTTCCCCATAAATATTTTTCATTAAATCTTCCATAAATTTAATATTATATTTCAATGATTCAATAGCCTGTAAATAATCAATATTATTAATTTGTTTTTTTGTCATAAAGTATTCCTATAAAATCAAGTCATTAATCTTTTGTAAATCATTTTCGAGCAATAAATCTCGTAAGAAACGCTCTACGATGCTTATTTCATTTGCATTAAAAAATAAAGTCCCAAGTTTTGAGCTATCTCGATCGTATAGTGAATTAGCCACCTGATTTAATAATTCTTTAGCTTTTTCCTCTAAATTTAATGACA